TCGTGGAGGTCACGGCCACCAGGGGCAAGCACGTTAGGGCCGAGCCGGTTTCGGCGCTGTATCACCTGGGCCAGATAAGCCATGCCGGGTCATTCCCCGAGCTAGAGGCGCAAATGTGCCTGATGACCGCTGGCGGGTATGAGGGCAAGGGGTCACCCGACCGGGTCGATGCGCTGGTGTGGGCGTTCACTGAGTTATTCCCCAAGCTGGTCAAAAAGACAGCCAAGCGGCATGAGCGCCCACGGCCAGGAACATGGATGAACTAAATGGCTGACGACGACGACATCATCGAAGAAGCCAAAGCCGCCTTTGAGCGGTGCGATGAGAATGAGAGCGACAACCGCGAGAACGCGCTGGCCGATCTGAAGTTTGGTCGGATGGGCGAACAGTGGGAGGAGGTCGATAAGGAGCAGCGGAGTCAGGAAGGCAGGCCCAGCCTGACCGTGAACCGGATGCCGACGTTCATTCGGCAGATTGTCAATGATGCCCGGCTGAACAAGCCCAGCATCAAAGTTCATCCCGTGGACGATAAAGGTGATCCTGAAACCGCCGAAATTCTCAACGGTATCATTCGGAATATTGAGGTCCAGTCGAAAGCCGACATTGCCTATGACACCGCCATTGATAGCGCCGTTTCAAATGGGTTCGGTTATTTTCGGATCGACATTGAATACGCCCGCGATGACAGTTTTGAACAGGATATTGTAATTAATCGCATTGCCAATCCGCTGACGGTCTACGGTGATCCGGCCAGCACGGCGGCGGATAGCAGCGACTGGAACGTGGCGTTCGTCACCGAAATGATGCGGAAAGACTTATTTGAGGCTGAGTATCCCGACGCGGAAGCCGTGGACTGGGAGGCGCTTCGGGCCGATGATAATGCCCGTTTGTGGTTTGAAAGCGATGGCGTCAGGCTGGCGGAGTACTGGGTTCGGGATGAGATAACGCGGACGCTTCTGAGGCTGTCTAGTGGCGAGGTCATGTATGAGGATGACTTTTCCCCTAATCAGGAATTTTTCGCCCAGGCCGGGATTACGGTCGAGGCCGATCGACAGGTGCCGAGCCACAAGGTCGTTCAGCACTTAATCACCGGCGCCGAGGTGCTCGAAACAACGGAATGGGTCGGACGATATATCCCAATCGTCCCGGTCTACGGCGATGAGGTGAACGTGGAAGGGCGGCGATATTTCCAGAGTCTGATCCACTTCGCGAAAGACAGCCAGAGGATGTATAACTACTGGCGCACGGCAGCGACGGAACTAGTGGCCCTTGCTCCAAAAGCGCCGTTTATCGGGCCAGAGGGCGCGTTTGACGACGATCCCCGCTGGGCGACGGCTAACACTCAGAGCCACGCGTACCTTGAATATTCGGGCCAGATACCGCCCCAGCGTCAGCCATTTGCTGGCGTCCCCGCCGGGGCGTTGCAGGAAGCGTTGAACGCCAGCGACGATATGAAAAACACGATGGGTCTTTACGATGCCAGCCTGGGCGCCCGGTCGAATGAAACGTCCGGCGTGGCGATCAAAGCCCGGCAGCGTGAAGGCGATATTTCGACCTTCCATTTTCAGGACAACATGACGCGGGCTATTCGTCATGGCGGTCTGATCGTGCTGGACCTGATCCCGCATATTTACTCTGAACCGCGAATAATGCGGATTATGGGCGAGGATGAAACGCCAGAGAACGTGCCGATCAACCAGCCCATCCCGCAGATGATTCAAGGCCAACCGCAACTCGACGAGCAGGGCCAGCCCGTGACCAAGGCTTATGACCTGACGGTGGGCAAATACGATGTCACGGTCAAGGCCGGGCCATCGTTCACCACGCGCCGCGAGGAAGCCGCCAACCAGATGATTGAAATGGTGCGGGCGTTCCCCCAGGCCGCGCCGATAATGGGCGACATTCTGGCCGACAGCTTGGACTGGCCGCGAGCCGATGAAATTGCCAAGCGGCTCAAGACGCTGCTGCCGCCCAACCTACAGGGCGAGGAAGATGGCCCCGATCCGCAGGTGTTAGCCATGCAACAGCAAATGCAGGAAGGGCTGAAAGCTTATCAACAGATGGGCCAGGAGCTTGAAGCCCTCAAGGCCAGCAAGGCTATTGAGGCCGAGAAACTAAAAATCGACCAGATGAAAGCCCAGGCCGACGTTGCTAAGGTGGATATTGAAAAATTCAAGGCGGAGACTGACCGGTTTGCCGCCGAGGCCGAGGCACGGAAGGATATTGCCGAGGCGAAGCAGCGTGAGTTTGATGCTCTGGCTAAAATGAACCAACCGCCGGAGCCAATGCAGGAACGGCGAGTCGAGGTTGCACGGGATAACCTGGGCAACGCGCAGATGACCGAGACGGAGGTTTATTGAAGTGGTGGACAGGCGGGCCGGGTTTGTGCTAGGGAACTTTCTTAGCATTGGTGTACCGGCTGAAACACGCAGCCGCTACAAGCCCGCGATACTGGGCCAGCGCACACCAAAACAGCCGTCGCCGCAGAGTAATGGGCCTGGAAACAGGCTCGCCGCGATGAGTTCGCTCATCAATCTGTAACTATGAAAGGGAGCCCCACAGATGTCAGACACGGATAATTTCGCTGATGAGGCGGAACCCGTTGAAGCCGCCGACGATGATGCGCCCGAGAAATCGGACAACGCGGATGATGCGGAAGCTGAAAATGACGCCGCTGGAGAAGCGGCAGGAGGCGATGCGGATGAGGGAGCCGGTGACGGTGACCCCGAGTTCGTGACCGTCGAATTCGATGGGGTGGAGTACGAGGTTCCCGCTGCGCTGAAAGACGGCGTGTTAATGCGGGGTGATTACACTCAGAAAACCCAGACGCTCGCAGCGGAACGCAAGCAATTTGAGGCCCAGGCGCAGCATATGCAACGCTCCGCCCAGATCCGCGAAGCGCAGTTTCAGGATGCTGCGGGCATTCATGCAATGGACCAGCAACTCGCCCAATATGATCAAGTTGATTGGATGGAACTGGCGGACGCAGACCCGGTGGAGGCGCAGAAGCTTTCGCTACAACGCGATGAATTACGGCGACATCGTGATCAAGCAAACGCCGCATTGGCTCAGAAAACCGAGCAACTTAACATCGGCCAGCGGGAATACGCCGCCAAGGAAGGTGCGAGAATTCGTTCGGAACTGCAAGCTAAACATTCCGACTGGAATGATGAACTGGAAGAGGAAATGGCGCAGTACGCCATTAGCAAGGGTGTTCCAGAGCAGCAAATTCGGACGACGATGGACAAGCCGTCGCTCGAAATTCTACGGGACGCACATTCCTGGCATCAACATCAGGCGAAACTCGCGAACAAGACTACCCGCAAAACCAAGGCGCAACCGGCCAAGCCCGCCGTCAAGGTCAAAGGCAGCCGACAGGGCGCCAGGAAAAACCCCGACGATATGACGCCGGAGGAATGGGTGGATTGGCGTGAGAAAGGCATCCAGAAACGGTTCGCGGCACGCAGCCCGTGACCGATCATCAACCCTAATCGGAAGACCACATCATGGCTAATTCTATTCTCACGCCGACCGCTGTCACGCGGGAGGCATTACGAATCCTTCACCAGCAGCTTCGGTTTGTCGGTTCGATCAACCGTCAGTATGACGACAGCTATGCCAAAAGCGGTGCGAAAATTGGCGACAGCCTGAAAATTCGCACCCCAACTCAGTTCACTGTTCGGAGCGGAGCCTCTTTATCAGCTCAGGACATCACCGAAACGTCGGTCACCATGCAGGTCGCTACGCAGAAGGGCGTGGACATCAATTTCACTTCGGCGGAATTGACGATGGAAATGGATGATTTCAGCGAGCGGTTGCTGAAACCGGCCATGTCGGTCCTGGCGGCGAATATTGAGAACGACGCCATCGGGATGTACAAGCAGGTGTACCAGGAGGTGAGTGACGTCGGTGCGACTATCACTGCCTCCGATGTTTTGGAATCATCGAAGGTTTTGACGGACAGCCTGGCCCCTTACGACAGCCGGGCGTTGCTCCTGAATACCCAGATGACGGTGGACTTAGTTGATGCGCTCAAGGGACTCTTCAACGACCAGAGCAAGGTCAGCAAAAACTACCGTGAGGGCAGAATTGCGTCCAACTCGCTTGGTTTTCAGTCGATTTCTGAATCGACTTTGCTTCCGACCCACACGACTGGGAGCGATGACGGCACTGGTGATTATCTAGTCAACGACGCTGGCACCATTGCCGAGGGGTCGGTGTCTATCGCGGTGGACACTGGCGCCGGAACCTGGAAAGAGGGCGATATTTTCTATTTCGCTTCTGTTAACAGCGTGCATCCTGAGACCAAGGCATCGACCGGCAAGCTTCAGCCGTTCACTTGCACCAACGATGAGGGCTCTTCGACAGTGTTGATTGAGTTCACACCGGCGTTGTATTCCTCCGGTGCGCGGCAGAATGTCGATGCGATGCCAGCCAACAACGCGGCGCTCAGTAAGCTGGAAAGCGACCGCAGCACGGCTATCGCTGCATCTGCCGATTACGCCGTGTCGCTGGCGTATCACAAGGATGCGTTCGCGTTTGCGACTGCCGACCTCATCAAGCCCAGCGGCGTTGACTTCTGTTCGCGTCAGGTGCTTGACGGGATCAGCATGAGAATTGTGAGAGACTATGACATCTCGAACGACAAATTCCCCTGCCGCATTGATGTGCTTTATGGCTACAAAGCCATTCGGCCTCAGTTGGCTTGCCGTATCGGAATGAACTAACCGAGGTATATCGGTAATTGGGGGGGCGGGGTTGTGTAACCCCGCCCCATCAACCCTCACAAGCGGGGAGATATCAATGCGAATTTTCAAGGGTGTTGGCACTCCGGTTGGCAAAATTAAGGTAGCTAATATCGACGGCAAAGCCAAAATTCCCAACGGCTGGCATGACACCAAGGCTGCGGCGTGGGGTATAGCGGAAAAGCCAAAGAAGCGGGCGGGTAAAAAGGCTACCAAATGACGATCCCAACGACCTACACCAACCTGCAAACGGCTGTTGCGGCGGATCTAGCACGGTCTGACCTGACGGCTGAATTGCCGAATTTCATCAACCGTGGCGAGGCGATTCTGAACCGCCGTTTGCGGTTGCTGATAATGGAAACGTCGGCTAGTTCTACGCTGTCGAGTGGGTCGGAAACTATGTCCCTGCCGACCGGTTTTCTGGAACACATTAACCTGCGATATTCGACAGACAACCAGATGCCCACTCAAGTCGCCTGGGATGATCTGGACGCGCTGAAATCGACTTCATCCGGCAGACCGATGATCTACGCTATCGGCTCAAGCGTTGAGTTCGACCGGGCGGCTGACCAGAATTACACAATCAAACACCGCTACCACAAGCGGTGGGACATTGCCACCGATAGCACCAACACGCTGTTGACCAATGAGCCGGATATTTATCTTCATGCCTCGCTGGTCGGGTCAATTCCCAGGACCGGAATGTCGCCACGGGCGCAGACTTGGATCGATATGCTTGAAGAAGGCATCCGCGAGATTAAGCGGGTGGACGGGAGAACTCGACGCCAGCGGGTGCAGCGGGTAGATGGCGCGTTGGTTCAGACACGGCGATTTGACATCAATAGAGGGTATTAGCGATGCCAAAAAATAAGCAGCAAACCGTAATAGGCGTTGTGCCCGGCAAAAGGAGCGTTAGCGAACGTCTAAGGGTCCGAAGAAAAATGGATGCGGCTATTCGTGCGGGTGGGAGTCCTTCGGCAGCGGCCTTAAAAGCATTAACACCATCCAAGCGAAAAAAATAAATGGCGATGGTGCCATTTGGGCAGTGGCTGCCCGACCAGTCAGACTACCAGTCGCCGGGTGCGACTGTGGCGAAGAACATCATCCCTCGCACAGCGTCCAGCTATGGGCCGCTGGGAACCCTCACGGCAGTCAGCGCGGTGGTTCCCAACCGGCCCCAGGGGGCTGGAGCGTTTCGGGATAATGACGGGGTCGTTTATAATTTCTGCGGGGATGTCAACGATCTCTACCAATACAGCGCGTCGGGTGCCAGTTGGAGCGAGATATCCAGTTCAACTGGCGCATATACGGTAGCCGCCGAGGACACTGTTGAGTTCGTCAAATATGGCGAAACTGTGATCTGTTGCAACGGTCACACCGACGCCATACAGAATTTTGTCATGGGGACGGACAGCACATTCAGCACCCTTGCAGCCGCCGCGCCCAAGGCGAAGCATCTGGCCGTCATCGGTAATTTTGTCATGGCTGGCAATACGTCAGACGCGGGCGACGGTGCAGTCGGCAACCGCATCTGGTGGTGTGCGATTGATAACCCTACATCGTGGCCTACGATAGCGACAGCCGCCGCAGCGGCGGTGCAGTCGGATCGTTTGGACATTCCCATAGGAGGTCATGTCCAGGCGCTTACAGGGGCAATTGGCGGGCTTGACGGGGCAGTTTTCTGCGAGCGGGCAATCCACAGGCTCCAATATCAGGGACCGCCAGCACCCTTTGGTCGATATGTTGTAGATCAATCTCGGGGCACCCCGGCGCCGAATTCTGTGGTGAATATCGGCACCAATGCGTTTTTCCTCGCTGAGGACGGATTCTATTCTTTCACCGGTTCAGGCTCCATCCCCGTAGGTGCCGAGCGGGTCAATAAATGGTTCTATAATCAGCTAAATGACGCCCACTACCATCGCATTTACGGAGCTGCCGACCCGATCAACCATCTAGTTTTCTGGCTCTTTCCCGGTTCCGGTTCCAGCGGGACGCCAAACCGGATCGTCATGTACAACTGGGCGGTTGACCGGTGGAGTTACGCAGAAGTAACTGCGGAAATGCTTTTTTCCGACCTAACAAGCGGCTACACGATGGAGGAACTGGACGCCATAACCACCAGCATGGAGACCCTTCCATTCAGTTTAGACAGTCGTATTTGGATGCTCGGTAAACTGGCCCTTTCGGCTTTCGACACAGATAATAAGTTGGCCCGGTTTACCGGGACTGCGATGGCGGCGACCGTCGAGACAGCCGAGACTGGCGGGCCTGGCCTGACCCTGGTGAACGGGGTGCGGCCCTATGTTGACGGCGGGACTGTGACCGTGGGGCTGAAGCATCGGCTTTTGCCCACCGGGGCGGAAACCCTCGTTGGCCCGAATGCTATAGACGCGAATGGGCAAGCGAATTTCACGGTCAATGACCGCTATCACCGGGCGCAGGTGGTTGTGGCGGCTGGCGGGACTTGGACCCACGCCCAGGGTGTTGAGTATGACGCGGCGCCGGAGGGGATCGTGTAATGGCTACATGGCTTCCCCCTAAACTGACGCCAGCCCAAGTGGCTAAGGCCAAGGGGTTGTTGGCGCAGATGGAAGCTGACCGCTATAGCTTTTCGACCCCGTTGCTTGCCCCTGGACCCACCAACGAAGACCGCACCCTAAGTGCCTTTGAGCAAACCGCCCAGCCGGGCGACACGCTCTACCTTAGCGATACCGGGACAGCCAAAGACCCTGATATAGTCGGCGCCTATGAGATGCCTTGGGTTGGGCGCACATGGCGTCAAAAGATGGGCGTTCCTGAGTTCCACCCCGCCGACGCTGTGCCGGTGGTTGGCGGGTTGATGCAAGCCGTTGACGTTGTTGACGCAGCGCTGCGTGACGACCCGAATTATGGCGTTGAAAAGGCCACGTTGCCGCTTTCGTTCCTCGCCCCTGCGGGCAAACTGGGGCTGTTGGGCGGCAAGGCGTTATCGGGTTTGATGCTTCCGGCTATGGTCAAAGCCTATCACGGTAGCCGCCACGCCCGCGCACCCGAGGAATGGGCACCCGGCAGGGCGTTCAAGGACGAGAACATTCTGTCTGGTGAAGGCGGCAACGCCTTCGGCTGGGGGCATTATCTCGCGGAGCACAAGGACACCGGCAAGACGTACATGACGGCTGGCCCTCCTGGCGACGATCTTGTTGTGCGTGTCCCTGGGGGGGCGGTAATTCGTGGCGAAGCAATAGATGATGTCGGCCTAACCGCCACCAAGTATCTGGGCATTGGGCGTCAAGCAGCGGGGCAGTTCCCTCACAATACCGCGCACTGGGCCAAGCAGCGCGCAGCGGCGGACGGTGAAGGCGATGCCGTGCTGGCCCGTATTGATGAATGGGCTGATGCCAAAATTGGATACGAGAAAAACCCCGGCAACCTCTACCGCGTAGAAGGTGACTTTGACGAAGTTGACCTTCTGGACTGGGACAAGCCGCTGAGTGAGCAGCCCGAGAAGGTGCGGGCGGCGCTTGATCCGTTTGTCGCTAAGGTACGCGCCGCTGACCGGCAGCAATTACTCGCGGAACCCGCTGCAACAAGTTCTGGGGGCGCGGCTTGGTCCGACGACTTGGACGCCATTTACCGCGAACTTGGCCCCGTGTCTGGCCCCGTGTCTGGTGCGCGGCTTACAGCACGGGAAGAGGCGGCTGTCGAAGACTTGCTGGAACTAAAATGGGGCGAGGATAAAAAGGGTCAAGGGCTATATAAAGAACTTGTGGGCCTGCACGGCAGCAAAGAAGCCGCGAGCCGCGCCCTGAACGAAGCGGGCATCCCCGGCATACGCTACGCCGACGCCATGAGCCGGGGCGAAAAGTACAGTGTCAAACTCAGCACTTCCAAAGGGCCATACGCTGACACCGCTTTCTCGACTAAGGAACTGGCGGCGGCATATGCCAAGGAAAAGGAAGCCGAAGGGTTCATAACGGAAACCGTTGACGAAGGCACCAGCAATTACGTCATATTCGACCGCAAGCTGCTGAAGATAGTTGGCGAGGGCGAGGA